CGGCGTACAACATGGCGTTGGAACGCATCTCGACTGACAACCCTAAGATGCCAATGGCTGAGCGGCAGAACTTGGCAGCGGTAGAGGCACTGCACGACACACAAGAATATAACGGTGGTTCTACGCTTGAAACTGCGCCACGTATCACACAGGAAAATGTCGGGCGTCTTGCCATGATGTATAAGCCTTATGGTCTGCGTATGTACTACACAATGTTCAAAACTGCGCGTGAGGCACTAGCACTAGAAACTGATCCAAAAGCTAGGAAGATCGCCGCAAAACAAATCGTGGGTATACACCTGTCTTCATTGTTCTTTGCAGGGGTGCATGGTCTTCCATTATATGGTGCGTTCCAACTACTCGCAGACCTCCTTATCTTCCCTGATGATGAAGACGATACTAACACACGCGTACGTACATTCTTAGGTGAAGGTTGGTATAAAGGCGGACTTAATCAGATACTAGATGAGCTTGGTATAGGTGCTGACGTGGCAGCACGTATACGTCTAAGTGGACTAGTTCTTCAGGAAAACAGGTATAACCCTAATCCGTCTGCCGAAGAGTTTTTTGGCTACTACCTCGGTGGACCTGCACTCAGTGTGGGCAAGCGCCTCGGTCGTGGGGTTGTGGACCTTTACAATGGCGAAATGCAGAGGGGTATTGAAAACATTCTACCTGTCGGTATCGCCAATGCGTATAAGGCTTTGGGTCGATACCAACAAGAGGGGGGAATATATTCACGCCGAACAAATCCAATATACGACGATATGACAGGTGGTGAGTTGTTTGCACAATTCATAGGATTCGCTCCAGCAAACTACATACGTATCCAAGAAGAGAATCAAAGAGTAAAAATTATAGACCGTGCCATTGCTAAACAACGATCTAACCTCACTAAAAGGTATTACATTGCCGCACGGCAAGGTGATTGGGCAGAAATCACACAGATAGAACATGAGATACAGGAATTTAACTACAAGCACCCAACTTTTGAATTGACCACTGACTCAATCGTCGACTCACTGAAACGACACATGAAAAGTACTGCGGAGATGCATAACGGCGTGTCATTATCCCCGGCTATGCGTAGAGTCGCAGAGGATCATATGTACGGGATAAGGAACGGCTTCCTGCCGCCTGTGAGGTAGTAACCGTGGAAGTGATGGATGCCATAGGGGTAGTTTGGCCTATCGCGGCGACGTTCGTGACTCTGGTGATTGTGCTTGCAAAGATGCACTCAGACATCGAACAGATCAAAGAGAAGATCAAAGTGCTGTTTGAGTTGTGGAATAACAAAAAGTAGCCCCCTCCGAAGAGGGGGCCAAGGAGAACGACAGACAGTCGTGAGGGGTGGACCAATGCTGTCTATCGAACTTTATCACACTGTGCGCCAGAAACGTACCCCTAAATTTCCACCTTCAATACGTAGTCGGTGTTCCAGCTCCCAGTGTCTATCACAGAATATCTTGTTTACCTGCTTTACTGCTTCATCAGTATTTACGCAGGGTACAAAGATGGAAGAACCGATAGCCATGTTCTCCCAGTTAACTTCTATTGTCACGCCATCAGGCGCTAGGTCATAAGTTCTCAATACCTTCATTGTCAGGATCTACATCAAATTTCATAACTATTGTGTCAGCAGCAGGTAACTGTAGGTTCGTACCCTTAGTTAGCCGTATCTTCTTACGCTTGCCCTCACACTTCTTCATAATCTCGCTAACCAAGTGTGCGTAGTTAATCTGCAACTCACCACACCACTCTTTAAGAGGTTTTGGTTTAACGAAAAAGAGTTTCGTGTCAGTCTCATACCGTGCTACCAACCTACCCCGTGCAATCTGTTCTGGTACCACGTGCTCATCAAGGCCATTACCCTGCATCCCACGATTATCTACTGTGCTTTTAATCTGTATTATATAGCTTATATTTTCAGCAAAGAAGTCACCCATGACATCAGTCACTGATCCAGTCATTTCGTTTAATCCTCGTTTGTTTTGTGAAACAAGGTCGGTAGTTGCCCACTTAAAAACTTTCTGTACATCAAAGTCATGAAGCCCAACCTTTTTAGCAATTAGCAATCCTGATATTGTGGCAGTCATAGTATCTGACCAATAGCGGTTCTCGGAAGTAAGCTGAGCCTTCTCGTCAACACGTTTCTGGATATGTTTTACTATGCGCTTTGTCTCTTCGACGTTATTCATAATCCACTGTATATGAGGTATACCTGCGTGTCCGTAGTTCTCAAATACATTAGCCTTGAACGTGTCTTGTATCTCTTTGTCTTTTACTTCATCAAATATCCTATCCACTCGACACTCAAGAATACGCTGTGCCTCTGCTTTCGGCATAGCTTTACCACGACTTACTGTTTCAATGATGGATGTGTTAGCGGTGTATTGCATTAACAGGTTCCACTCTCTACCTTGATGGCGCTCCACATTGGCACTGGCAGTCATACGTCCTCGTTGTTTACCCGACGTGCCTTGATATACAAGGTCAGACATTTGACGTGGTGTTAAGTTTGTAATTTCGTCAATGCCTGTAGGTAAACTGTGCATCACTTCTGCACGGTTCATCTTGAACGCAACACTATCGGCTTTATCCAAAACAAGTTTCTTTGGGTTGCCCCATATACCTGCCGTGGCGTACATCATCATGGTTTTGCCTGTGCCTGACTCGTTGTTTATGAATGCTACTGCACCGCAATTCTCATTCAAAAACTCCATCAGAGGGCTACCAAAACCCATACCGATTGCGAATTGTTGTAATAAAAACTTATCATCGTTCCATAGTTCCAAGTTTTCACGCCACGCTTCGTACGTACCCTTGGGTTCAAAGTGTGGAAAAAACCCTACCGTCTGATTAGCGGGGGGATTAAATTCTATGTAGTCAGGTTTAACTTTCTGGTTGCCTAGAATAAAGGTATCTAACTTATCGTTAACCCAACCAAACTGGACATGGGCTTCGTCTGCTGTACTGGTGGCTTGTAATTCATCCACCCAACTTAGTGTGTATGACATTAGTTCATCCATCTTTTTAATTGCGACGCCCTGAGACGAAAGTTTCTTTCGGAACTCTTCGCTTGACGTGACTGAACTCATCGGCAATGTAAATTCTTGCACCCCGTCTCGGGGAAGGTGTAGACGCATAACCAACGACTCGCCCAATTCGGGGTCCTTGATTCGTTTAATAACATATAAGTCGTTATGGTATATTCGCTTCTCGTCTATATCGCCGTCTTCGTTGGTGGTACGTATATAAACACCGCCGTTACTACCGCGCACATACGGTGGTGGATACTTAGGTATAACATAAGTAGGCGTGTCCTCTTCAAGGCTTTCCGCTACATAATTTCCCTCATCATCAATCTCAGCCTCACGTAACTTCTTACCTAACACAATAGGAGACTTGATTACACCCCATTGGGGGCAATCTCTACAGATGTCGGGGTTGTATTCGTCAAAGCGTGCGCATGTATAAGGCCCTTTTATTCGCTCCACCTTACGTTTCGTATCGTCTGGTGTGTAGTCAAGATGTCCTTTAGATATGAGGTGTATTGCTTTCTCCCCATCGGTGCAGAACTTAGCAATAGATAGCCCTGCCCTCCACAATGGTTCGCTCATAGTCTCTTGGTTTCGGACTATGTATTTAAGCTGTTCACATCCTTCACCCTTCTGGGTCTTAATAAGTATGTCTTTAAACTTGTTTTCCTGATTACCCATCAGGTTTTGCATGGTCGCGCTTAGTTCCCTTGGTATGCTTTTTGTAGGAACTAGCATTGGCTCAGACCCAAGCAACTCTGAAAACTTATCAAAGTCTACCGTCTCGAACTTGGCGGTAAGGCCAAAGAACCCTACGTCTGACGGGGGGTTGGTCTTGTAGTTATGTGTGTGAGGAACTCTCAACACACGTGCCGCATCTGAGGTTACTGCCGGATCAGCGTAAAAGTTTTGCTGTGCACATAACCTTTTAAGCCGCTCCGCTACAGGCAACCAATCATCTAAGCACACCGATTCTGATAAGAACCAGTAAGTATGGATGCCTCTCCCCGAATTGACCATCGTTGGTTTCGGTAGTTTGTTGCGCTTACAGAAATGTCTTAATGCCTGTATAGCCTGTTCTTGATTTAAAAATTCTTTGCTCGGACCACAATCCAGATCGAGGAAGAAAGAGTTTAATCTCTTTACGTTATCGACTTTACGTGAACCTGCCTTATCAAACGTAGCCAGTCCATAATAAGCATCGTATCCTTCTTTATCATAATTGTGGGCGGCATCGACAACGGCATCTATCGTGTCATAGAACTTCTGTGCTTTACGTTCGTCACTTGATCGTGCCGCAAACACACAGTAATAGCCACCACTACTTAGTGACTTCGATAAAAATGTTTTTGTCTCCATTGGTCCACCCATTGCCTAAACCGTCGCGATGAGGGCATTTTCCCTCACCGCGACGTAGTTCGATTACTTTGATTACATGTTTAGTCCTCGTCATCCCAGTCATCAATAATCGAACTTAAATCACTGTCATCCGTAGGCGGTGCAGATGCAGTCTTCTTTACAACTGTAGGTTCCTCAACAACTTCTTCTACAACTTCTTCTTCAACCCCTGCTGTAAACGGGTTATCCTTCTTAGAGTTGTACCCGTCTTCGGTACTAAATGGGTTTAATTGCTTACGCTCTGCAAGTTTTAGAACCTGCACTGCTTGCAGTCTTAGGGAACAACCGTCACCCATTGAACCGCTGTAAGGAATACCCTTGACTGCTATGTTCATGATACTACCGCTTGTCAATTGAAAATCATCAGGTAGTTCATTATTCTTTGCATCAAACTGCGAGGGCTTCGTAGTCTTAGTGTTATTGTATGCGCCCTTCAAGTTAGCCTTATGAGACCACATCCCATTATCTGTTTTCTTAAATGGGTTTTTGATCTTAGGCCAATTCTTTTTCTTTCCCTTGGCATAAGTTGTTTCCATGTATGTCCACAACGCCTTGGCTGTTGCATCGTCCATGGCGAAATTTACTGAATACTCAGCACCATCATCTGTTGGTCCACACGGTACGGAGCGTTGTTCCGTAGTATCGTATCTGTATGTCTTATCCAGTTTAGGGTACATGGCGGTTATTTTTTTAACTATGTATTGCTCAGACATAAAAGTCTCCTTAATTTGCATTTGCGTCATAGACAAACCCGTCTACTTCCGCAAAGATTGACCCCTTTGGGGGCGTTGAAATTGACATTGTTATGGCCTCTTTAGCTTCTTGGCTATCAGCCATTGAAGCCGCAAGACCTACTTCTTCTTCCCTAAGAGGGCGTACTGACTTGAAAAATAGCTTGGGTACCATACTCCCCCGATCAAATGCACATTCGGTAATCACGGATAAAGCAGGTGTGTTATGAGAACTTAGGTACTGCGCATAGGCTTGCATAGGCATCTTACCTTCCTTCGCTTTACCGAACAACGATGTTGCAGGTAGTTGCAGTTGATACACTTTTGTAAAGTCGTTCTCCATTACCACGGCTATCCGCTGTGCAAAACGACACGCACGTGACATACCTGACCCTGACCCCTTAATATTTTGAGGACAGTCCATACAACGGTAGGCTTGGCGATCTTCTTGCTTTACCTCTGGTGCAGGTGCACTAGTATCTGCTGACCAACACTTAGGACTTGTAGGGTTACTCGCATCATAGTTACCTGCGTAGTAAGACCTAGAAATCTTAGCGGCGTTCAAGATGACCACATTAAGAGTGTCATCATACATGGTACCTTGTTCACCGTTAACATATTCACGGAACTTACTACCGCTAATGCTAATACGACGGCGTTCACCTACGTTTTGCATCTGCTTCTCCTCACAAGTCCTCGTCAATGTCGATTGCTGCCGTGGTAGCCACTGCGGGTAATTCACCAACTTGCGTATCTACATATGTAGACGTAGTGTCAGTAGATTTGGCGTTATCTTTCTTGGTTAGAGCGACAGACACATCAGTAACAGAGAAACGGTATGTGTTTCCTACTTTAATGTATGTGTCTTTAGGTATGTGTCCTTGGCGAACCCATGCGCGTATGGTCGAAACCGATACGGAAAAGTGCTTAGCCAAATCTTCTATTGGTACAAAAGGGCCATTCATCATTTTTTCCTCACAGAAATTATATATTCAGAGTCTACGTTAAGTCCTTTAGGGACAGTCTCAGGGTTTTCTTCAAGGAAAGTTCTTACGTTGGTTTGATTTAACCGCTTTTCCAGAAACTCAGGTACGTCATGCTCCATAACAAATTTGTGCATGGCTTCCCAATCACTGGTCCAGTAGCGAGTCTTCACCGAACGGTAAAAAAGTCCCTCTGAAGTCTTTACGCTCTCAATCCCCTGCTCTTTGCAGTAGTCGAGTAGCGCGGCTTTGACCTTATCCAGTTTCTGGTTAAGATCTTCTTCTTGTCTCTTAAAGTCCGATGAAAGCTGTGCTTTCTTGTCTCGGATTTTTAAATAAACACGCGTTAGCTTTTCAGCTAACTTCTTGTCCTCACCCATTTTTAGTTCTCCTAATCGCACGACAAAATGTGTCGGGAGATTCACTCTACTATCATATAATGCCCTAGTCAAGTAATTCTTTGTAAAGATCAACCATTTTTGTGTGTACGTCTATTCTGTTATCTAGTAGTGTGTAAACACGTTTCTCTACGGCTGAACCTTGGAGCTGTACGACGGTACACTTATGATCTTGTCCTGACCTGTGAACACGTGCGTTAGCTTGGGCATAAATTTCTAACGAACTGGTAGGACTCCACCATACAACTGTGTTAGCGGCGGTTAATGTGACACCGTGCGCGGCGGCTTGTGGTTGTATCACCAGTACGCGTGGGTTGGGGGTAGTTTGGAATTGATGAAATATATCAGTACGTTTCGGTGCAGATACGTCACCGCGAATGATCTCAGTGGTTATACCATCTTTGAGTAATTTATCCGTAAGTATGTCGATGGTGTGCTTGAACAGCACAAAGACTAGAACTTTCTTACTACTTTCGTCTATTGCTTCACGCAGAACCTTGTATCGGTTCTTGATGTCAAACTCCAATGCTTCTCCATTGTCGGTGTATACCGCACCAGAAGATATTTGCAGGAGTTTATTCATGATGGTGGCTGCATTAGTCCCTGTGATCTCTTCCCCTGCGGCCTGTAGTATCATCTTATTCTTTAGTTCCTTGTAATACTTTTTCTGCTGACGCGTGAGTTCAACCTCTCGTTTGACATACACCATGTCGGGTAGGTCAAGGCACTCTTCTTTTGTGAACCGGATCGCAGGTTGCAGTGCATTGTAGACTGACTCGGTAGCTGTCTCTTTCGGCTCCCATTTGAAGTTGGTAACTTTGTACATCACCATGTCTCGGAACGAACCAAAGAATCTAGGTACAGCGGCAGGGTTAACTAGTTTAGCAATGCCATAAGCGTCAAGAGGTGATTGAGCGGCAGGGGTACCTGTCATCATCCACAACCAAGTCTGATCGGTTAACAGTTTATTCAGTGTCTTCCATCGTTTGGTCTGTGCGTTCTTATAATGAGTGGCTTCATCTACTATGATGCAATCAAACCCACCTTCTTTGGCTATGGTATCAGCTACAATCTCTACCCCATCATAGTTAATGATGACGTAATCAGAACCTTGATTGATGATTTTTTTGCGCTTCTCTTTAGTACCGTAGGCCACATCCACCGTACGGTGCATGGCAAAATTAAACAAGTCACTGCGCCATGCGCTATCCATGATCGAGAGCGGGCAGATAACTAATACACGCCGTATCTTACCTTGTGTCATTAGAAA